TTGGTACTATATTAATTATTAAAGTACCTTTATAGTCTTTATACTCATCAGCAGTTATTATATATTGTAAAGTAACTTTTCCAATATCTTGATTTTCTATAGGAGCTATATTAATAAGATTATTTTCAATATTTACATTTACTTGATTATTATTATTTATATAAGATAATATAGTAATATTATTATCTTTTACATTAGTATTAACTTCTATAGTTGTATAATCACCTATATTTAGGTATACTTCTGTTGGTATAAGTACATCTATATCTTTTTTATCTCCATCTACTATATTAAGTAAAATACCTCCAAAGTCACCATCATCGTCTATAATAGATGTAACATTTACTGTAGAATTTAATTCTTCATATTTATTATAAATTTCAGATAGTAATATTTTTTCTGATTCATCTAATCTATTGATTAATATTCTATTACTAGATTTTATTTCTGCGTTCATAATATTAATTTCTCCTTTCTAAGTTTCTTATTCTGTAACCTTTTTTACAATTATGATAGTTTTAGAATTACTAAATTTTTGAACTTTATTATTCTGTAAGCAAAGTCTTAAAATTATAATTTCATAATTGCTAAGTTTCTTATTCTGTAACCTTTTTTACAATTATGATAGTTTTAGAATTAAACCTGAAATTTCACCTTCTATATTATAGGTAGGTACAATATCAGCTTTTCTATTTTTAGAATTTTCGATAAAATTTAGAATTTCTTCTTTATTAGAATCTTCTATATTAGTATTAAGTATTATTTTATCATCATTAACTTTAATATTCATATTTTAATCTCCTTATAATTTAGTACAATTATCTAATCTAACGTAACCTGAAGCACATTTACCCCAATAATAATTACCTACTTTTACTATTTTAGTTACAGTAAATTTAACACCTTTTAAATAACCATTGTAATAGTAATTACCTAAAGTTTTATTTTGTTGTCTAGCATTAGAAGTTAATTGAGAATAAGTTCTAGCTAAATAATTAGTACCAGCACCACTTCTTACTTTTACGTTACATTTAGTTTTATAAGTTCCAGTAGTATATTTAGTTATAACAGTAGAAGTATTAATAGGATTAATGCTAGATAAATAACTATTATTTACCCAACCAGATATAGGATTAGAAATTTTACTCCAATTTCCAACAGTATCTATTATTTCTACTTGAGTACCTTTAGTTAAGCTGCTTATTATTTTACTACTAGTATTACTATTACTTCTAACATTTAGATTACCACTATTAGTATTTACATACTTTATAATAGTATTACTTGATGTAGTATCATTAGTAGTATTATCTATTATGTTATTAGTACCTTTAAATCCAAAATAAGCTTTGCTACTAGCATAATTTTTAAAGGTATCTATACTACAATATACTGTATTACCGGATATGGTTACTTTATTTTTTCTAGCTGAAGTATCAAATTTTCCATTATATAAATATGGGTCATATATTTTTATATTATTTCCATCTAAACCATAAGCTACTATAAAATGACCGCTGTAAGTAAATAATCCACTAGAGCAAGATATTATAACACAGTATCCTTGTTTAATTAATTCTACTGCACTATCTACAGAGTATACTCTATTATACTCAAGTCCAAAATAAGTAGCGGTCCATTGAAAAGCACTATAATAAGTTCCACTATTTTCTGTTCTAAAACCATGAGATACATATAAATCTCCCATTTCTGCTGGATTTATAGTATATTGACCATAAGTTCCAGATAATGAAGATACTACCATTGCTGCTGAAGTAGGACCACAACCTGAGCTACCTATATTCTGTGAACTATCTCCTAATATAGTATATGAATGATTTTTCCATCTACTATCTATTTGAGAGTAATATACAAAACTAGTACTAGCAGTATCTGACTTAGATAAACTTACTACAGAATCTCCAGATATATCATCATATTTAGTACCATATATCAATTCATCTGATGTTTCTTCAAAACCTTCTTGTTCTAAGTTAGTTTCATCATTTTCAGTAATTCCACTAGGAAGTTCAGTAGTTTCTATAGTACTATTATCTAATACTTCATTATTTATAGTATTAGATGAATCAGGACACGTTTTAGAGCATCCAACTAATAATATTAATATAATTACTATAACTAATGGTAAAAACCATAATTTTTTATTCTTTTTCATTTATTTTACCTCCTTATGATAATCTAATAAAGACTTAGTTTCATCAAACGTTTTTTGAATTAATTTATTTAGAAGAAACTCTATAGCAGATACTGGTAATAGTATTCTAACTATTAGGGGTAAAAATTCATAAACGTATTTTACTGCTAAATTTAGTCTTTCTTTTCCTGAAGTAGTATCATAATGTTTTTCTGCAAAAAGTATAGCATCTAAAGCTACTTGTCTAAGACTGCTTTTTTTACATTTGTATATTAAATATACTATAAATATTACTATAACTAGTATTATAATAGTTAATGGTAACCAATTTTCTTGAATCCATTTCATAATAATACCTCCTTTATAAACTAAGTAATGTTTCTATTACTTCTTGTTTTTCATTAAATACTTTTTTGATTGATTCTAAAGAAGCTTTGGAATGATCTTCAAAGTCTAAGCAAACATAACCTATAATCATATTTTCCTTATCATGTATTGCTAGACCATATTGTGCTTGAATGTTCCTATCTATTAAAAATTCATACATACTAGAATCTATATTTTGTATAGTTTCAGAATTTTCAATAAAACAAAATCCGTTACGATTTAGCTCTTTATTAAAATATGCAAGTACACTTCTAAATTGGTCTTTAAAATCCATTATCATTGGTTTAATTCCGTATTTGAACTTCTTCATTAGTAATAGACATCTTTAGAAAAGATTGTTTATTAATACCTCTACCACCATTGTGATATTGAACTACATAAGCTCTATCAGCTTTAGTATCTATTAACATCTGCTTTAGTGTATCATTTAATTTTTCAGTTACTTGAGTGAGTTTTTTATTTTCATCTCTTGGAGTAGTATGTGTAGTAACACCATTTACTATAGAAGTAATAAAAGCTTCTGTATCTTTAGTTTGAGACTTCTGATATTCTTGTAATATATTTATCATTTGGTCAAATCTATCTTCTATTACCTTATCTTTTTCTTTGATAGTTTCATCCTTTTTAGTATCGTCAGTTTGAGACTTAGTTAGAAATCTGTAAAACATCACTATTACTAAAACTCCACATAATCCAAGGAAACCTATTTCTAAATATTCCTTAAAAGCTTCTGCCCATATCATATTATCACCCCTTTTCATTTTCATATTTATAGATAATACTTAGATATTCTAGTCATATATGTTTGGGTGGATTTTAGTAATAAATAATATTAAATTATTATACATAGTTATCCTCCTTTAATAGAATATATAAAAAGGAAGTACAAGTAAATGTACTTCCTTTTCAATAATATATTTATTATCCAAATAATAGAAAATATTTTTCTGTTTTATATTTTGGAGCATCTTTATCGTGTATAAATGCCCTTGAGAAATCATAATAAATATCTTTTTGATTTAAGTTAGAATATTTATCAAAACACTCTTTATAATCGTTATAAAACATATTCATTACTAAATAATAATCTATAATATCTGATTCTTCTAATCCTGGCTCTTTATTAGCTAGAAATTGTTCTACTAAATCGTAAGAAAATTTTTCTCCATAAGGTAACATTTTATGTACTATTTCATGAGCTTGATTCATAGAGATACAATAGATGTATTCTTCTAATTCAGCTTTATATTTCTTAGCTAGATCAGGACAATCTGATTCTATATCTTCCATAAGAGACTCTATCATCTCTTCTAGATCTTCTCTGCTTACTTTATTTAAAAAATCCATTTTAATATCTCCTTTCAATTAAGCTATTCTATTAATACCTATAGCAATGTTGCTAATATCTATATCTGCTGTAGGTACTACAGTTAGTGTTACGTTACTTCCAAAAGTTCCAGGAGTAGCTTTTATTATAGTACTAAATGATATTGATTCAACATTGCTACTAACTGTATCAGAAGCCAATGCATCTGGTATAGCTATTCCATTAGCAAATAGTTGTAAACTTATATCAGTACTAGTAGCTTGAGTATCTTCTGTAGTAGAAGTAGTAGCTGCTTTAAAAGATGAACTTACAGTAACTGCATAATATCCAGGAGTTCTAACTACTATATTAGCAGAACCTTCAGTGTGAGTAACACTAGTATTAGTTAAAATTTTATTAGTATCAAATTCTATTCCAGTATTAGCAGTACCAGTTATATTTTTAGAATAAGCTCTTAACATATAAATCCTTCCTTTCTCATTAAGCTATACTAGATACTCCATAGTATTGGTTACCAAAATATGGATTATAAGATCCATAAGGTGGTACACTAACTACATTATATCTTCCAATAGTATTTAATAGATATTGAGATTGTTCAAAATTAGATATTTGAGATCTAGCAACATTTAACTTATCAGATAATTCTGAAATATAGTTTTGTTGTATTAAATCTCTAGTCATGGCATTTTCATCTTTTACGGTAGTTTTAATATCGCAGCAACATTGAGCTAATTGAGCTTGAATATCTTTATTTCCTAATAATATATCCTTTTGATTATTAGCTTGTCCTAGTAACATATCCTTAGTTATATTAGCTTGTCCTATAGCATTATCATAATTATTTTGCATTACTTGTTGTTTAGTTGAGCAGCAACACTCTTGCATACTAGACTGTAATTGTTGTAGTCCTAATTGATTTGTATAACGACTTTCTAATATATCTCTTTGAGTCTGGTTACCTGTATCAGACACATTTTGATTTGTACTAAATATATCTCTAGTGATAAACTCTTCTCCTAAAGCTAAACCAGCACGACTATTGTTTCCATTCATTGCACTAGCTAATACAGCAGCTTCAGTTCCATTATTATTGTTACCGAATAAGTTACCACCTCCAAATACTCCAGCAATTATGAAGAAAATAATAACCCACCAAAAATAACTCCCAGCCATTCCATTACAGTCTCCACTATTACTATTTTTAGTAAGGGCTAATATATCTCCAGCACTTAATCCTTCTCCCATAGCAATACCTCCTATTTAATATTATTTTTAAATTCGCTTATATCTGGTGCACTTAAATTAATAGGTATAAGGAACTTATAGAAATATACTAATTATACTTAATATACTTTTATAAATTCTCTAAGGAGCTATAGCTCCTTAGAAACCTCTTTGTCTTAGCTCTTGCTCTAGCTGTTGTTTAGTAATACCATTTTTATTACATAAATCAGCTAATATTTGAGCCTTTTGTTCATCTGTACCAGCATTAGATATACTAGATAAGATATTTTTTTGATTAGGGAATAAACCCATTAACATGTTTAAAGGGTTTTTACTAACAGATAATTGATTTATTAAACTTTGTAAATCCATAATTATTACCTCCTTTTATTGTTTTTTAAATTTAGATTTTATTTTGTCAGTTAAGGTAGGTTGTTCAGAAATGGTATAGTTATTTTCATTATTATAAATTATAGGTTTTGGCATATTATCTTGTGGAATTGTTTCAGGTTGAAAATTACTTTGAATAGGTTGTTGAATTATAGGGTCAGAATGTTGTATCTGATTAGACTGTAAATTACTTTGAACATTACTTAAATTATTTATTGTATTAGACTGTAGTTTCATGTAATTCTCTTTAATTACATTTATTTCATTCTCTAATTGTTGTATACGAATATCTTTCTCATCTTTAGGTGGAACTATAGTATATTCTTTAGTATCACCATCTGTTTCTTTAATAGTTAAAATATTATTCTTTAAATTAATAAAAGCTGTTTTATTTTGAACATATACATCAGAAGGGTTTTCAGTAGTAAACCTAGCTTCAAATTTAGGTCTAGTATCTTGTATAGGTTGTGGTGTTATAGGTTGTTGTACAGGTTGTGTAGCTATTATATTATTTATTGGTGGTTGACTCATATTTTGATAACTAGCTTTTAACCTCTGTAAATCTTCTATTTGTCTATCAATTCTACTTATATCTATTGGATTATACATATCAATTACCTCCATTATTCTTTATTACAATTACAAGTAGTTTTTGGGTCTAAAGATAGTGTATTAGATAAAGTAGCTGTCATTCTATTTATTCGATAATTAGATTCTCTATCACATAGTATTTTATATTCATCATAAGTAATCTCATCTTTATTTAAGATATTTTCGATAAAATCATTTATCTTATTAGAAATCTTATCTTCCATATAGCATTACCTCCATTTTTATTTTATGATAAGATTATAAAATAAAAAGATGATAACAAATTATCATCTTGTTATCATCTTTTTATTATTTATTTTTAAGTTATTTATCTTATTTTAATTAATTTTTTGTAAAGTTATTACAACTACTATTTAGGATCTTTAGAATTTCTTTTTAATTCGGCTTTAGATTTTTTCCTCTCTGGAAATATATCAGGATATTGAATGACTAAATCATCATATTTATTTTTTAATCTTCTACATATTAAAGCTATAGTAGAAGTACTAACTCCTAATTCTAAAGCTTGTTTTACTTGTGACCAACCTTTTATTCTAGTTCTAATAACAAACTCTTCCTCATCATTAAGCAGACCTAATTTAATAAAATTATCTAGTAGCTTAGCGGACCAAGGAACTTGATGTGTCATAGTTTTACCTCCCCTTATAGATTTTCAGCTATCGTTTGTACCTTACTTTCTATCTCTTCATAAGTAGTATTATTTACAGGTTTACTAAACATTAAATCTATAAAGTTATCTAAAGTCTGTTTGAATATAATACCTTGTAAATGGTTTCCTTTGCTATTATAGGAATTAGTATACATTATATTATATTCATCTTTTGAAATATAGTCTTGTATTTGTTTATAATATTCATAATAGAATTTTCTACTCAATTCTTCTATAGCTCCTAAAGTTTCTTCTGGTACATTTTTAGCTAAAGCTACATTATAATATATAAAGCAACTAAAAGCAGTTTCTAAAGCATGTGGAGCTATCTCCTTAAGAGATACTCCTTCTCTTTGAGCTACATTATAGGCTTGATGTAGATTATAAATATATCCTGGAGTACAAATTCCAAACTCATATTCATCTTTACCTCTTCTAGTAATACTAGCTTCGTTATAGTGCCATTCATAAGTAGGTGTACTTAGTACTTTTCCACCTTCAGCTCCCATTTCATTTTGAGCTATTAAATTACACATATTATTGAATCCAACATCCTCGTTAGCTCTAGTACTAGTAAATCTAATATTATGTTCATTTAAAAAACTCCTTCTATACATATGACCAAATATCCAGACTAAATTAGCATTCATCATACCTTGTTCACAGTTTTTACCTATTTGCATAAAAGGTGAAATTATAAATTTAGCTGAAGTATCTTTCATAGGTTTAGATAATAAACTCAATGAACAAGCTTCATAAAATGTATCATCAGCATCTATAAAAGTAATAAAATCTTGTTTAGTATTGTCTATACCATATTGTCTAGCAAATCCAGGACCCCTATTAGATGCATACCCTATTTCTTGAATATTTAATATTGGTTTAAATATATCTACTATATTAGAATAAGGTTTACCACCATCATTTACTATAGTTACTACTAATTCATCTCTATTTAATTGCATTGCTATAGAGCTTAGAGTTCTTACTATAGTATCATGACTATTATAAGCCGGTATTATTATATCTATCATAAATATTACCTCCTTTAAAATTACTACAAAATTACTTTGAATCGTTCTATAAAATAATAAGATAATCAACTTTCATTATAGAGTTTAAAATTGTTAATTAGATTTTTTGTATTATAAAACTAATTATTAAAAAAGTAAATACTAATTATTAAAATAGTCTTAAAAAGTTTTAACAATTAAGTAATATAATTCCATTACTTTAATAATAAAATGTCTATATTTTTATTCTAGGGCTTCAGAGATAATAAAATTTAATCTATCTTTACAGCTTCATAATCGTAGATACTAGAAGCAATAGGTAATATCACTTGACTTGAATAAGAAGGTTCTATAGAGTTACCCTCTTCGTCTTGAGTTTCTTGATTTTTAAAATGAATCATATAACCGTTTACAGGTAATAGAGTATTATTTTTATGTACTCCATCTTTATATTTAGCCCTTACTATAATATTTTCTATAAGAGTATCATTATCTTCATAAGTCCACATAAGTTATTCTCCTTTCTAAAAATTTTAACTTAAAGTCCAACCTTTATCGGTAAAAATCTGAATATCATCATCTGATAGTAGATTTTTAACATTAGTATCTAAAGTTATACTTTGTGAGTATAAAGTT